GGTGGCCGTCTCGTTGGAGTAGAGCGCGTATCCGCTGGTGAGTCTAATAATCAGTTAAAGATGAAAGAAAGCAATGAAAGCGCATTGCTATTAAACATCTCCAGTATGCTTGACACGTCATTCACTTCACTGCTGCGTTGGTGGTCTCAATGGCAGGACGTGCCTATCGATGTCGCGAACAAGGTCACATTCGAAACCAACAAAGACTTCCTGCTCAACCAGACTGGTGCTCGTGAGTTCCGTGCCATTCAAATGATGTATGAAGCTGGTGTTATTCCCGTGGCTGTTGTCCACGACTTTTTAGTCCGTGCCGAAGTCGTGCCAGATTGGATGGGACTTGACCAGTTCGAAAAGCTGCTTAAAGAAGCTGAGAGCTTTCCAAATCAGGCAGATGTGCAAGCGAAACAGCGTGGCGCTCCTTCGGCTCAGTCCGAATGGGAAGCAGAACACGTCCTCGTCGATCCGCAGGTTGTCGCGGTTCGTGGATACGATAGTCAGGCTCCTGCTGGTCAGCAGCCACTTCCTGGGCAGCTACCTGGGCCACCTGTTACGGCTCAGCAAACCATGCCACAGGGACAAGGTGCGCCGCCTCCTCCTCCTCTTCTGACGACAGAGACCACGGTTACAGGTGGTGAAAAGCCTGTTCGTAAAGTTCGGCAGACGACGGTCGCGGCACCGGCAGCACTAAAAATCCCGAAAGGAAGTAGCACTGCTCCATCAGTCCTGACTGATACTGGCACTGGCGGCACACCTGGGCAGCAGGATGACGTTGGTGGGCATCCTCATCGTCAATCTCGCAAAGCGTCTTCCACAGGAGATGCTAACTTCTCTTCGAAAGCAAGGACTGTTTAATCGTGACATCACCTTACAATTTCGTGGTTAACTACAACAAAGATGATCCGAACCTTTTGTCGCAACTTTGCGATTTTCACGGCTCCGACAAGGGTTGGGTTAAATCACCAAAGACTTTGTGGCCTTGGTATGCTCATACATTCACCGATTACGTGAGCAGATTGTTTGATCACTGTCGTCCTCATGTATTAAGGGTTTACGAAAATGGCATCGGCACGAACACCACCACGATGCAGTCCAGTATGGGAGCGAACGGCAGACCCGGAGCTTCATTACGAGTTTGGAGAGACTACTTCCCCAATGCCCGCATCTACGGCTCTGATATCGATCAGAACATACTATTCGAAGAGCACAGAATCAAGACCTACTTCGTTGATCAAAGAAACCCCAACGCAATTCAAAGCATGTGGCAGAAGATAGGCGAACACGACTTTGATCTCATGATAGATGATGGGCTACATGCATTTGATGCTGGTCGAACTTTATTTGAGAACTCGATTTCCAAGATCGCATCAACTGGGATTTACATTATCGAGGACGTGATGCCTGGAGATCAAACGAACTACATGCGCTACTTTGAGAAGACCGACTACCGGGTTGACTTCGTGAACCTTAATCGGCCTTATGCGCCATTGGAGAACAATAGTTTGGTCGTGGTGCGAAAAAGGTGAGCCTATCTAAAAAAAAGTTTGACAAACTAGGAAGAAGGTCGTAGACGACACATCAAGACCTAATCGAGGATCGAATAGGCGGTGAGCGCGGGGCGCTTATGACACACTGTAAACATATGTGGGGACCACATCATGCCAAATATTACGTTTGATACTCTGGACGTTGTTCCAGATGGACTAAAAGAACATGCGAAGAAAGACGAAGCCTCTGGCAAGTTTCTCGTGAGTGTGGTTCCCGAAGTCAAGTTGAATGAGTTCCGCGATACGAATGTGCGGGTTTCTCAGGAACGTGATGCTCTTGGTGTTGTGGTTCAGAAGATCAAGCCTTTGATTGGCGACGACATTGATGCCTTTATCGCTCAGTATACCGAGTTGGCTACGATGTCTCAGCAAGTTAAAGACGGAAAGTTGAAGGCGTCAGGCGATATTGAGGCTGAAGTTCTTAACCGAGTGGCTTCCATGAAGACCGGGTTTGAGACACAGCTTACACAGGCGCAGCAGGCATTGGTCGCGGAGCGTAATGCTCGTGTTGAGGCGACAACGAAGTATAATCGGTCGATCATCGACCAAAACGTGACACAGGCTGTGATCACGCCGACAAGCGGGGCGAACCCAGAAGCGTTGAATGACATTCTGACTCGTGCCTACGGAGTGTTTCAAGTCCAGGCGGACGGCAAGCTGATCGCCAAGGATGGAGAAGCGATTATTTATGGTGTGGATGGGGCGACCCCAATGACACCGATGGAATGGATGACGAAGTTGCGAGTTCAGGCTCCATACTTCTTCAAGCAGTCGGGTGGCGGTGGCGCTAACGGCGGACAACAGGGTGGCGGAACGGCTGAACGTGGTGGAATGACGAAAGAAGCATTCAACGCACTAAGTCCAGAAGCCAGATTGCGTATTTACCATAAAGCGAAAGATGGTAAACAAGCAGCTTAATAAAGACTAGAATGGCGCAGGGGTTATGCCAGGACAAGTCTCGTAATCTAAAATAATCCCCGATTTTGAAGGAGACTTCCCATGGCTTTGACCCTTATTGAGGCTTCTAAGCTCGACGACGGCGACATCCATCGCAATGCAATCATCGAGATGTTTGCTGCGAACTCGGACATTCTCCGCGTTCTGCCTTTCGATGACGTTCCTGGGGGTTCGATCTCCTACAACCAAGAAGGCAAGCTTCCTGGCGTTGCTTTCCGTGGATTCAATGAATCCTACAGCGAAGGCGTTGGCATCCTCAACCCACAAGTTGAAGTGCTGAAAATTGCCGGTGGCGATCTGGACGTTGACAAGGCGATCCTGAAGACCCGTGGCATGGACCAGCGTTCGGTTCAGGAAGCCATGAAGGTGAAAGCGATGTCGCTTTACCTGACTGCAAAGTTTATCACTGGCGACTCCGATGCTGACCCACGTCAGTTCGATGGTCTCCGCAAGCGTATCGCTGGTTTCCAGTTGAAGGGTCCTACTACGACCGCTCCAACGGTTGACAGTGCGCTGTCGCTTGAGGCTCTTGACGCGGCCATTGATGCCGTGGACAATCCAACCCATATCCTGATGAGCAAAGGCATGCGCCGTAAGTTGACGGTTGCGGCTCGTAACTATCAGGTCGGCGGCTTCATCGAATACGCAATCGACGAGTTCGGTCGCCGTGTTACCCTCTACAACGATCTGCCTATCCTGATCGCTGACTACGACGACACTGGTGCGTTCATCCTCGACTTCACTGAGGGCGGGCCATCTGCCAATGACACGGTGTGTCAGTCCATCTACGTTCTGTCCGTTGGGACTGGGATGCTGACGGGCTTGCAGAACGGCACGATGGAAGTGACCGACCTGGGTGAGTTGCAGACGAAGCCTGTTCTCCGCACTCGTATTGAGTGGCTGGTTGGTTTCGCTGCCATGCACGGTCGTTGCGCGGCTCGCGTGTGGGGCATCGACAACGCTGCTATCACTGCGTAAAACTTAATGTCGGTGGGGCGTGAGCCCTGCCAACATTTCTTCACTTTCATCCAAGGAGGATGCTATGTCTGTTAAAATGGGTTCCAACAAGTGGTCGATTGATAGCCTTACTATCCTGGAGCCTTCCAGCGTAGGCGCGGTTACATCCACTGCTGCTTCGACACAGTTTATTGCACTCGACCAGCTTGCGGCTTACTGGAATGCTGGTGACAGCGCGCAGGAGCTTGATCTGGGCGTCGTGTTTGAAGTCTCCGCTTTCGGTGGAACTGCTGTGACATGTAGTGCGACTGTTGAAGTGGCTCCCGACTCGGGCGCATTTACTTCTCCTGTCACCATCGGCACAATCGCCATCACTGGAACGGGTCGCGCGGTTATCGTGATCGACCGCGACGCCATCGTGAATGCCTGGGGCACTGCCACAGTCACCGTTGGTTCGCTGCGTGCGAAGATGACACTCTCGGCTGGCACGTCGCCAACCATCACCTACGTCGCTTACGTGGCTCCTCTCGCGGGTCTCTAAGCCTTAACCAATAATGTCGGTGGGGCGTAAGCCCTGCCAACATCATTTTTCGTAAACCCGACAACACGAAAGAAGACACATGCCAACTCCAGCCGATCAAGACATGGAAGTTTTACGCACTCCTACTCCCGAAGAAAGAGTTGTGTATAGTCCAGAAGGCAAACGTGCAGTTCTCAGCACTCCGAATGCGCATGACAGAGTTCAGCATCTCGGATGGTCCTACAGTCAAGCGAAAGCTCCAACCGTGAGAGAGACCCAAAAGGTCACGGTCCTGGTTAGCAAGACTGCTGCTCCAAAAGTTGACGCAAAACCGGAAGAGACTGACGAAGTTGATCTGAGTTCGATGGAAGCTCCTGAATTGATCGCATTCGCGAAGACACATTTTGACATGGACTTTAAGTCCGACGTTAAGAAAGAAGATGTTCTGGCTGCGATTTTGCAGGAACAGACCACGTAATTTGAGTCTGTATTTTGCATAGGTGTATTAAGGGCAGACATCGAAAGGTGGACTGCCCTTAGTTTTATCTTGACAGATTTTGAGACTGTGTTAAAGTTGGAGATGCGAATTTCTTCTTACTACAAAAGGTGCTGCCATGACCCAGTTATTCCATGTTTACGACGAAAAAGGTGAAGCTTTCGAAGTGCGCCCTGATGTCGCCAAAGACCTTGTGATTACCAAGGGCTGGTCGCTTGATCCTCCTGTCGTTAAGGCTGCTCCAGCGTATGTGCCAGAGCCTGTGCATGATCGTCTGGTCGCCGACCAGCCAGAGATGGTTGCTGTCGAGGCGTCGGCTGAGCATCCACCAGCACCACCACCAGTAGTCGTGCATGAGGAAGAACCTCCAGTTGTGCATGAAGACCACGACCACACCGAACATCACCCAGTCGCGGTTAATGCGCAGTCAGATGAAGCTCGGACGTAATCATGCCTATGTCTGGGGATGACAGTCTTGATCCTCTTATTCGTGGGAACATAGACGATGCTGTTAAAGAGCAGGGAGTGTCACTATTGATCCAGGCTGTAGCGGAAAGGTCCGCGAATGCCGCAGTCAAGAACACATTTTTTCTACTAGGCGTTGATATCGCTGATCCGAAAGAAGTTGAGACGCTTAGAGATTCGTTTAAGAACATGCGAGAAGACACCAAGCGAAAAGCGCACCGAAAAGAGATTTGGGCAAGCGGCATAGTGCATGGGTCGATCACTGTCGCTACTGCCGCCATCATCGCGGTCTTGGGCGGGTTCTTGTCGGGTTTTAACTTCAAGTTTCATTCATAAGGCACTGCCATGACCTTTCAGTTCATCGTAGAAGATGGCTCCTTAGTTGCCAACTCCAATAGCTACCTGACCATAGATGAAGCTAACACTTACATCCAAGCGAACTATCATGTCTATCCACAGTGGCAAGTCTTGGATACACTGACGAAGCAGCAGCTTCTCGTGTGGGCCTGTCGCTATCTCGACCAGCGTGCTACATGGAATGGTGTTCCTACTTCAACTTTCCTCGCTGATCCAACTCAAACAAACCTGATTGCGACATGGGCTGTAGCTCCAATCTTTGGACCTACCTCAACTCAATCAATGCGTTGGCCTCGTGCGTGTGTTCTGGATCGTGATGGAAATGCACTGAATGCCGACACAATTCCGAAGCAGCTTAAAGATGCGTGTGCCGAAATGGCTCGCTATTTGCTCGCGAATGATCGCTCGCTTGAACGCCCACAAGACTTCTTGACTGAGTTGAAAGCTGGTGATGTGACCTTGAGATTTCGTGATGCTGTCCTCGCCATCGTGCCGTCAGAAGTCTCCTTTATCGTGCGTGGTCTTGGTTCCATCTCCAGCGGACGAACAAACTTCAGCAAGATAACAAAGGTGTAATATGTCGGGTTTTCGTTCCATGGTTCAAAGTCTCGTCCAGCAAGGAATTCAGATTTTAGGTGATCTGGCAGAAACCGTGACATTCACAAAGACAACTGCTGGTTTGTATGATCCAGTCACAGGTAACACGACCAAGACCAGCGTCACTTATACTTTTCCCGCTGTGTTCGGTCGCTTTGGACAGAATGAGATTGACGGTAAAGATGTAATTGCAACCGACGCCAAGCTAACTGTTGCATTTCTTGATCTCCCAGTTGAGCCACAAGCCCAGGATAGTTTGATAGTCAAAGGTCGGCCATGGAAGGTTATAAGAACCGTGGGATCGCCTGGAGATAGTGTTTGGACAATCCACATTCGGGTCACTTAAATGTCGATCATCAAGAACAAGACTGCGTTTGTGAGCTATGTTAAAGCGGCGGGGCCTGCTCTGGATGAACGCTTTCGTGTGAGGATGACAAATGCCCTTACTATCTTCCATCGAGAGGTTACGGATAGAACACCAGTTTGGTCTGGATCAGCGATTGCCAATTACCGTTGGTCTGTTGGCACAATGGCCTATGGCTACGTTACTCCTATTGATAATGGGCCTCCGGGACACACAAATACCATGCCGCTCGGAGTTGAACCAAGGCGTGGACCGAACCAAGCAATAGCAGATACTTCCTTCGCAGCAGTTTTGGCGTCTTTAAGTAATCCTTATCAGGCATTTTATCTCAACAACAATGATGGAGATATCATGGACCTGGAACTTGGTTTGATACCAAACGCAGGAGGACTTCACTCAAGATCGCCTAACGGAATGGTCTTTGTTTCGCTTGAATACGTCAAAATGCTCTTAGCGTCAGGATTGTAAAATGTCACTTGAACATCTCCGCATTTATTCTCAGAGCAGGTTGCTCACTGCGATGAATGCACAGTATCCAGCCATTCCCATCCAGTTCGATAATGCTCCTTTCGTGCAGCCCGACACCATGTGGGGTGGGTTTTCGATCATGGATGGGAACAGCAAGATCGTCTCTCTCGGAACACAAAAGGTGGATCGCCATGTGGGTTTCGTTCAATTCGATGTGCTCGCTCCCCAGAACTCTGGAACCGCTGTGGCTACCCAAGTAGCTGAATTCGTGGGACGAACTTTCCGTGATGTTATCACACAACTGCCAGACCAATCTAAAGTGGTCTTCAAATCGCCACAGTTCATTTCCCGTGGGATGCAGAATGGGTTTTACCGAATGTGTATGCGTTGTGCTTATTGGAGGGACGAGCCGCCAACTTGATAAAAATTTCTTGACTTTTTTGATTTTCTATGGTAAATGTTCGATTTGAGAATCAATTCCAAGAATGGATGTCATGGGACAATCACGGCGAGTGGCATATCGACCATATTCGTCCTTGCGCTTCATTCGACTTGACTGATCCAAAACAACTAAAAGAATGCTTCCATTACACTAACTTACAACCTTTGTCGGCTCGTGATAATCTGTCTAAGAATTCTTTAGGATTCAGGTTCAAGAAAGTGGCGTGACCTTCTCTTAAAAAAAAGATTGACAAAACAGGTCTAATGCCGTAGAGCGTGCAGTATTATTCCGCCCGAATATATTCTCATGACGTGCTGTCAGAGAGATAAACGGAGCGCCTCCAAGGAGACGGCTCATGACCGCTGTATTCGCAACAACCAATCGCTCAAACCTTCGCTTCATTTCTGAGGTTGTTGGTCAATGGGGCCAGACCCCTGCTTCCGGCGTTACTCGTGAAGCCCGCATGGTGGGCCAGAGCTTCAGCGTCAAGAAGAGCACGATCAAGTCGAACGAACTCCGTGACGACCGTATGGTGTCGGACATCATCCAGACTGAAATGATGTCTGATGGTTCGATCAACTTCGAATTCTCCGCTGGCGCTGTTGATGATTTTCTTCAGGCTTTCATGCAGGGCACATGGACACGTCCAATGACGATGGATCATTGGTCCGGTGTTGGCGTTTCGTGGGCTTCTACTTCTTCGGTTACAATCGTCAACCAAGGCGATTTGACTGGCTACTTCACCGCTTCTCGCCGTGTCAAGACTGAAGGGTTCATTAACCCAAGCAACAACGGCTACTTCCAGGTTTCTTCGACCTCTTATTCGGCTCCTACTTTCACGATCAACTTCTCAACGTCAACAGGTGTTGTTGAGGCTGGTAACACTGTGTCTCGCCTGTCCGACGCCAATGACGTTATCATCTTGAAGAACGGCGCGATCCGCTCTGGCACGACTGGTGCGTCTGCGTTCGATACTGCTGGTAACAGCGGCTTCGCTTCGGCAATCACTGCTGGTCAGTTGAACGCTGGTCAGATCATCTATGTTGATGGTTTGGGATATGAAACAGGAACATTCACGTTCTCCGATCTGGCTACTGTCGTGGCGACAATCACTGTCAACGACGGCGTGAACTCTTACGGCTTCGTCGCTGGAACGGACTTCGCTGCTGGTGCGTCCATTGCCAACTCTGCGAGCAATCTTGCTGTCGCCATCAACACTGCCCGTGTCCTTGGCATTGGTGCGTCTCCAGGCGTCCCTGCCACGTTCCTGAATGTTAGTGCTGTGCAAAGCACATCCATAGTGACTGTGACCAACCTGAACGCTCCAGGCGGCACGCTGTCGGATACTGGCTCGCTCGCCGCTGTTGCCAACTTCTCTGGCGGACATGCGGGTGCTCACGGCTTCTTCACCATCGTCTCTACTGGGACTGATATTCTGACTGTTTCGCCTGCTCCTACAACTGTGGCGAATGGTGGTTCTCTCGGTGTGACAATCAAGGGTTCGATGCTTCGCAACCCATCTGTGTCTTCCAACATCATCCAACAGTCTTTCGGTATCGAGACGTTCTTCCAAGACATCGCCAAAGGCTTCTACATGGACGGCCAGATGCCTTCCACGTTTACCTTGGACCTGAATGCATCTGCCATTCTGACTGGCTCCGTGGCCTTCATGGGACGTGCTACGGCTACGCTCACTGCCACCAAGCTTGGTGCTGGTTCTTACACGCCACTGTTGGCGCTGACGAACGAGATCATGAATGCGACTGTGGATGTTGGAACGCTGCTGCAAAATGGTGTTGCTCTTTCCACTGCGATCAAGTCTATCAAGCTGGATGGTAAAGCCACTCTGCGTAACCAGATGGCTGTGTCTTCGAAATTCCCTGTCGGTATCGGCACGGGTCGTTTGGAGATCACCGGCTCTGCCGAAGTTTACTTCGCAGACCTGACGCAGTTCAATCACTTCCTGGACCACGATACTGTTTCGTTGCAGTTCCCTGTGTTCGACAGCCGCAAGCTGACTTACTACTTCACTCTGCCTGCACTCAAGTTCATTGCTGATCCAATCGACGTGAAGGGTATTGACCAGGACGTGATGGAGCCAATGTCGTTCGAAGCGTTCCGCGATCCAGCGACTGCGTGCATGATGCAGATCGACCGCTTTAGTTCGGTTCTGCCAGTTTTGGGATAATCCAGATGATGGATGATGATAACATCGTTGACACTCCTGTTGTTGCTGTTGTTCCTGTCGCTGATGACACCAAGAAACCTTGGTGGCTAGAGTGGGCTAGTGTTTTTGTCTGCATGTCTCTTGCGCTCATGGTAGGTGGTTTCGGTGTTTATGCGGTCGCCGCTGCTCGAAACAACACAGTCATCAATGAGCGTATGAGCAGACTGTTTGAAAAAACTGATCAACTTCCACTCATGCAGGCTCAACTGTCAAAAGCGATCACCGATCTTCAAGATGCACGAGGTAGCTACAACTCCATCGACGCTCGATTGAGAATGGAACGCTCCATCAATGGAAGGTGCAAGTAAATGAGTTATAGTGGGACTGACCTAGCAGATATGGACCCAGGCGAGGAGAAATCCTTTTCGCTGACGTTTGTTCCTGTGAGTGGAACCGTTGTGTCTGTTTCGTGGGGTATCACATCCATCGGCGGTCTTGATCCATACGCTGCTTCTAAACTCGCTGCCGGGTCTTTATCCGGTGCGGTCGCTTCCAACAAAGTTTCCCTGCTCGTGCCTGGGATCAAGTATCTCATCATCGCACAAGCAACTCTTAGCACCGGAGACGTGATTTCACTATACACTCACGTATTCTGCCGCATGCCAACCTAAAATCCCGATGCACCTAAAGTGCTTGCAAGCATCGACTCTCCTTGGTGTCGGGTCCAAGGAGAGTCACCTTAAACCACGCCTTTTACCCGAAACCCGAAACTCAAAGGATACAAAATGACTGCCTCAACGCTTATGAAGAAATTCGCCATCGACGCCGACAAAGAAGAAGGTGGTGCCTGGACTGATTTTGGTGATGGAATTCGAGTGAAAATCCGTCGCATCAAATCGAAGAAGTCTCTTGATGTCCGCAAGGAACTTGAGAAGCCACATGCCGCCGACATTCGTCGTGGCCCACTCAGCAATGATGTTGCCGAAGACATCTTGAATAACCAGATTGCCAAAGCTATTGTGGCAGACTGGGAAGGCGTGCAGCTTGAGGAAGGTGTGGACCTACCATGCACTCCAGCGAACATCCTGACGGTCATTACGGCTCTTACAGAGTTCCGTGATGCCATCCTGGCTGTGTCTATCGATGCTGACAGCTATCGCAAGCAGTTTCTTGAGGATGCCGTCATCGAAAATTTACCAGTTACCTCCGCTGGAGCCTAACTTCAACGGCGGACTCATCAAGCTGGATTAAGCAGATGCGTCGCGAAAAGGGTATTAAAGGGCCACCAGAAGAAGAAGACCCAGTTCTGTTCCGAGATGCTGTTTGGATTTGGAATGGTTTTCAGATGCTGATCGAAACAAGAGACTATGGCATGGGTGGCCCTATGCATATCAAATGCATTGAAATAGAATCATACCTTCGACTTATAGGTATAGACGACGAAGATGATATCCCACTTTTCTTCTATTGTGTCATGCGCTTGGATGGCTTATGGCTCTCAGACTATTACGAGAAACAAGAGCATAAAAAGAAAATAGAAGAGCAGCGTAACAGAGCACGAAGGTAACTTAAATGGCTGATGAGTCACTCCATATTGGTATTGATGCATCCACGGCGAAAGCTGGTGCAGATACCTATAAGGCTGCTCTTACATCTATCTCTACCGCTGTCGAGGATTTCGATAAGCGGACTACAGCATCCTTTGACCGCATCAAAGCGAAGATGAAGTCTTTGGACTTCTCAGAAGTCTCGAAAGCTGTTGGACAACTGAATGGTCTTAGGATTAATCCATCTCTGCCAGGACAACTAGCCGCGATCAGCACGGCTCTAAATAGTTTCAGAGCACCCGCCACCGGCATATCCAATAACCTGCATACATTCGCATTGGCTCTCGGAACCATCCGCATGCCAACTGTTAATGTTGGGCAGTTGGCTGCGCTCTCGTCTGCCATCGGAAATTTCAGAGCGCCATCTGCACAGCAAACACAGAATCTTCGTGGTTTCGTGCAAGAGATCAACAACATCCACGTCAACAGTGCGAACATCGCGCAACTGTCTGCTTCTCTTAATCAAGTGGCAGTCGCTGCTGATCGCGCTTACACTGCTGTCTCCAGATTGAACTCCGCAACAGGCCGCATTCGTGGTCCTGGTGCTGTCGGTGGTGGCGGTGGAGCAGGCGGTGGTGGTCAGCGTGGCTTGTATGGTCCTCGCTCTGGTGGCGCTGGTGGTGGTGGTGCTGGACCTTACGATGGCGTCTTTAGCGGAAGTCAACGTGCCACAGGTGAACTCCGTGGCCTGGAGAACGTAGCCAACCCCTCGTTCCAATCTGCATCTATTTTGCGCACCATGGTCCCCGCCTTGACGGCTGGAGAAATGTTCAAAGGACTATATGAAGAAGGCGGTAAGCTTACACAGTTCCAGCACGTTTTGGAAATTGCAACTACGGTTCCTAATGATTCCATACAAAGTCAAAAGAATTTGACCGCTGCTATGGCCACGGTCTCCGCGACTGCCAATAAATACGGTCTTGACATTGATGCTACCCGTGAAGGCTTTTCGCATTTCGCCGTCAACATGAAGATGGCTAACTTCACGATGGATGAAACAGATCATGCCTTCCAGAACATCTCAAGTTCCATGCGGGCGTTGGGAACAGATGCTACACGGCAGGATCAGGTGTGGCGTGCGTTGAACACGACATTGGCGAATAGCAAAGTCATGTCCACACAGCTTACTCGTCAGTTCGATCAGGCACTCCCTGGATTTAAGGAAGTTCTGGCTGCGGTCACATATACCGAGAAACACAAAATCGATCTTCCACTCGGTCAGCGGTTAAACCCAGAAGATCAGGCGAAAGCTGGCAAAGAACTTGTTGATGAATTGAGGAAAGGTGAAGTTGCGTCAGAAGCCGTTATCAAAGCTTTCGAGCGTCTGGCACAATTGACACTTCCAGGTTTGGAACGTGCTATGATGTCCGCCACCGCGCAATCGCTGCGCTTCAAATTGGCGTGGCGTGAGACTCAAGATATGATGTTGAAACCTGTCAATCTTGGTGGCGGTGGCGTCTGGGACGCCATGGGTGAAGAGATCAAGCATGTCACCGACTTGCTAAAAAGAGCAGATATCCAAGAGTTCTTTTTGAACATGGCTCGTGGCATTGTCGATGCCCTGCACTTCATGGGCAACATGGCACAATTTGCTGCGGATCATCTTAGTGGTCTTGTTACCATTCTAAAAGTGTTCATCGCAATTGGTGCGTATAGTGCTGTCATTTCTGTTGCTGGTGCGTTCGGCCGCATGGCTTCTACTGCTCTGGCTGCGACTACCAATTTGTTTGGTCTTGTCCCTGCCATTAGATCGGTCGCGATTGCATCTGCTTCAAGTGGTTTATTCGGTGGTGCAGGCATTGTGGCTGCTATCGCCAGTTGGGCATTGCTAGCTACTGGTATCGCCGCCGCGACCGCCGCTGCTCTGGCCTATAATGACAGAAACAAAGACAGCAATGTGGTGTCAGGAACGACTGCTGATGGTAAGCCTATAACTTCTGGACAAGCGACCAAAGCTGCATACGAGACAGGAAAAGAAAATGTCCTTAATGCTGGCGTTGAGTCTCTAAAAGCCATGGGTGGCGTAGCTGATGCTGCGGAAGTTGGAATAAATAAAGTCATTCACGCAATGGGATTGATGACTAATTCTTCTGTGACTTTCGGTGATCTTGGCACTGCTGCGGTAACTGCCTTCTTCTACTTCCTCGAAAAGATCGCGGAGTTTCCTAAGAACTTCATCTTCGTCGCGAAAGTTTCCATCGACATGTTCAAGCGAGATTGGAAATTCATCACAGACTCGTTTGAGAACTTCCCACACAATCTTGAAGTTGTGGTCAACGCAGCCATTCAAGGGTTCAAAGATGGTTGGGCCTACGTGTCTAAGGTCATGCATAACGCACCATACTACATCAAGACAGAATTTCTAGCAATAGTGGATAGCGTTAAAGACGCTCTGGCATGGATTGGTCGTCAGCATCCTAGCATCATGGTTGGTATAGGCGTGCAATGGACTAAAGAAGTTCTCGGACTCACGCCTGGGCAAGTTGCTCCTCCAACGATAGCAAAAACTGTTGGTGCTAAACCAAATTATGGTGCTGGAGACTTCTCCAACGTTGGAACAACCCTGACTGCCACATACCAGAGCGCTCGGGCTAAACAAATTGCTGATCGTGCTCTGTTGGATAGTTATGATAATATGCGTAAGGAGCCAATTTTCCAACCCAACACTGCGGGAGTTGGCGGTGGTATAAATCCACATGACGTTCTACAACCCGGCAGTGGTGGCGGCAAAGGCAAGAAGGGTGCAGCGGACAAAACTGGGAACCAGCTTGACAGTTTGGAGAAGGGTCTTGGTACTGATGGCATCGGAGAAATTCAGAAGTTCCTTGACCAGAAAAAGATTTTGGATGATGCTCTTGCAAAAGGGCTGACTTCCGCTAGTGCTAAGTTGGAAGGACTGACGCCTGAACAGGCTTATGCCAGGGATATTAAAGCACTTAACGACAAGATGTTGGAAGCCATCGGAGCTTCTACAGCTTATGGTAAAGCATTGAATGCAGTGGCAAAAGAAACAAGTTTGCTAGCTGGTGCGAAGAAACTCGGCCTAATTGATGATGCAGCGTATGCTGCTGGCATAGCTCGCACAGAAGAAGCCCACAAGAAAGTTCTTCAGCCAATGCAAACTGAAATGGATAAGTTGGCGGAAGAGAACAAACTGCTTGGTATGGGAACTAAAGAGCGTCTCGTAGCTGCTGAAGTATCCAAACTGACAGCAGAAGCTCGTTTGTCTGGTGACTTGAAGCCGAACGGAACCTTCAGCGATGCCGAAATCAAAGGTCTTGAGAAGCAGATCGACTTGCACACTCAGCTTGAGAAATGGTCAGCGAACCAGAACGTTGGTTTGCAGGCGTGGGCGAACTCGTTCTCCGATCTCTACACCGAGATGGGTAAAGTCGAGCAGAAGCTTGCTGGTGATCTGACAGATGCGTTGACCAAATTCATCACGTCACCTGGGCAGTTCAACAAAGGCGGCGGCTTTGGCAAAATGTTCAAAGACTTGACTGCCCAAATGACTAAAGGTATGGTCGAGAATGGTTTGTCTGGCATCTCTCAGCTTATTGGGTTGACGGGTCCTGATGGAACTTCTCCGTCTGGCAGTGCTATTGGCGGAATGCTCTCATCGGTTACTGGTATCGATTTTGCCAGCCTCATGGGTCATGGGAAACCAACTGCTGCTAATCCTCTCGCTGGTGTCATAGAAGGTGACGCCATGCGTGTGAAAGTAGTCGAAGGCGGTGGTGGTTCGGGTGGCAGCGGCGGGAGTGGCACTGGAAGCTCGCCAGCAGGCGCTGGCACGGCAGGGGCTACGGCTGGCGGTGGGATACTCGGCGCTCTTGGTGCCCATCCTGGGACTGGTGGCGGTGGTGGTGCGCTTTCGAATGTCATGAGTGGTGTGATGGGAAAACAGGAGCCTGGGTCTTACGGTTCGGCATTCCAATCTGGCGGATTGTTGGGCATGTTGGGAAAAGCAATCAGCAACGATTCCTCACTTAGTTTTGGTCAAGGTGCTGTTGGACAACCTATGAAAAGTTTAGCTAGTTCCATAGGGAATTGGATTTCTCCATCCATGTCTGGAATGCCAGGAGGAATTGCCGCTGCGACAGATTCCACGGGAGCTATCACTAACGGAGCAGCTTTGTTGAATGCGCAAATCTTGCCAGACGCTCTTGGTGCTTCTGCTGATGCAGCATCTGCTGCTGCTGATGTGGCGGGCGCTGCTGGTTCAAGCGGCGGCTTCTTGTCGAGCATTGGAACATGGATTGCAAGCTTGTTCGCTGCCGAAGGTGGCATCACCGACAACAGTATGATGCGCAAATCAATGCCTGCTCATTTGTGGTCAGGTTCGGTGCCACATTACAGCGAAGGAACACAGAACACCAGCGGTGGCGGAATGCCCGCGATGCT